TATTGATACGAAAAAGTTCTATATTCAATACCTTTAAATAGAATATGTCTGTTTGCCGCGGCAGAGGTCATGCCGGCGGCCTGATTTGCCACTTCAAAGGTGTCGCCACCCAGACCACCTACAATTCCAGCGGCGTCTGTACTAATTCCCAGAATCTTATCAAGTGCGTTGACCTCCCCATCAAGGAGATTGCTCGCCTCGTTCGCAAGGCCTGAAATTAAACTACCGTTGGCCGTTCCTTCGTAGTTTGATTTGGAAGAATTGGCCAAACTTTCCGGTATAAACAATTTTACATTTCCTTGCGGTTCCAATGCCGCAGTGGCACTACCAGCGGATGTCATCGAAGTATAGCCCGGAACATTATTCGAAAATGCCTTAAAGGAAATAAAATCAGTATCCTCAGAACTTCCGCCCTCGGCGTCTGATGGAAAAGATGCAGAAAAATTGGCAAGTGAGCTCGCATTACCCGCGACCGATCCACCCATTCCGCCCGGGCCTTGTACTTCATTCATGTTCGACTGCTGCCATGCAACATTCATCGGTGCTTTTGCCATAAATAGTTCTCCTAAATAGTTAAATATATTTATAAAGGTTTTTGGTAGTCGAAATGAGAAGGTTCACATATAAAGGAAAATATAATCCGACGAACGGCGAAAAATATGTTGGAAATACAAAAAATATCGTTTATCGTTCCATGTGGGAACGTCGATTTATGAAATATTGCGATGAAAATCCTGAAGTCCTTAGTTGGTCGAGCGAAGAGTTGGTTATTCCCTATTTATCTCCGGTTGACCGGAAATTGCACAGATACTTTCCAGATTTTTTAATAAAAGTAAAAAGAGGCGATAAAACTCAAACGATAGTCATAGAAGTCAAACCTAAAAAAGAAACGAAACCACCAAAGAAAAAGAAAACAATTACCCCCAGATATCTATACGAAATGAAAACGTGGAGCGTGAATGAAGCAAAGTGGAAAGCCGCAAATACATTCTGTTTGGATAGAAAATGGGAATTTAAAATTATTACAGAGGATCAAGTAGGAAGATAATGTCAGATTTTACCCCATTACTCAAAAGATTAGAAGCCCGAGGCATTCGTCCAAACACAAATGCAGCGCGAAATTGGTTTAGAACTAAAGTGAGCGAAACCCGAATATCAAGAAAATCTCTGTTGGCAGATAGCACAAGAGGATTTTCTGGATTGGAACTCGGCGCGATGTATTGTTATTCATACGATCCCAAGTGGAAATTAAAACTAAAATACTACGATGAATTTCCACTCATTTTCGTCATAGAAAAACTTAAAGATGGCTTTGTTGGAATCAACCTACATTATGTCTCACCACAACGAAGATTGTTTATTATGGAGTCTCTTTCTAAAGTTGTCTCCGACACACGGTACAACAAAGAAACAAAATTAAAGATTTCGTATAACATTCTAAAAGCTTTGTCTAAATATAACGTAATCAAACCCTGTCTGAAACGATATCTATATACTAAAGTCAAAGGAACCTTTGTAAAGATAGATGCAAACGAATGGGATGTTGCGGTATTCTTACCGGTCCAGAAATTTCAAAAGGCACCTGCCGCCAAAGTTTGGGCAGAAAGTGCAAGGAGTCGTTAATAAATGTCTTTCAATCCATCAATATCAACCTTTGTAGCTGAAATAAGCAAAAAAGGACTGTTGCACGCCAACAGGTATATATTATCTATCAACGCCCCCGAGGCGGTAAACACTGGTGCTGACGGTGGAAATCAAGACATGCAGTATAGAGTTGCAGACTTTACATTGCCCGGAAAATCCGTTTCAACCGTAGAAACAAAAGTGTATGGACCGGTCAGACAGGCACCATATGCAATGACATATGACCAAGTAACATTCAGTCTGCTATTAAGCGAAGGGCTATCGGAAAGAGAATATTTTGAAAGATGGATGAATTTAATTGTTGACTATGAGTCGCACAAAGTTGAATATGCAGAAAAATATTTAGGGGATATGACACTATCTGTATATAATGCGGCAGGGGATATAAAACAGGCATACAATTTTGTAGATGCGTTTCCACTCGCATTGGGCGATGTTGCGTTTGCATATTCAAACGAAGAACCTGCCACCTGCCAAATCACAATATCTTATCTAAAATATATTTCCAGCATGACGCATGAAAATGCAGCACGTAGCGGGTCAGATGTCGCAGATCTAGTAAAATCGACAGTATCTTCACCAGATACTCCAAACTCATTGACTGCTGGATATCAGGCTGCAAGGAAGGCATCTGACAGGACAGTTAAAAAATTAGAAAATGCAAAAAGTACTCTGGAAAATGGCAAAAGAAGTTTAGAAGAGACGGTCAATCAAAGAGTAAGTTCTGCACTAAATATTGAGAGCAAAGCAAAAGAAAAAGTCCGATCGTTTGGAAGTCGTTTCGGCCGTTAATTAACTTATGAGGAAAAATTATGTTACCACGGATTGATACACCAACATATGAAATTACATTACCATCTACAGGTATAAAAACAAGGTTCCGGCCATTTTTAGTAAAAGAAGAAAAAATACTATTAATGGCTCAACAAGGAGAAGATATAGAAGAAAAAATACACGCAATAAAACAAATAATTCGAAACTGCCTAATCGAAGATATTGATATTGACAAGTTGGCGACATTTGATATCGAATATTTGTTCGTTAATTTGAGATCTAAATCTGTAGGAAATATAATAAACCTAACATATAAGAGAACAGAGTGTCCAGACAAAGATGATGGAGCAGGGGATTGTGACATACCTTTTACGATGGATCTGGAAAATGTTGCGGTTCAAGAAACCGATGAAAACCACAGCACTACTATAGAATTGACCGACAGAATTAATTTAGTAATGAAATATCCAGATTTTCATATACTTAACAGCATTTTGCAGTCAGAAAATTATGATGACATTGTGGAAGTCATTGCAGAGTGTATTGAGTACATAACGGAAGATGACGAGGTATTAAACGCCACTGACTACACAACACAAGAACTTGTGGATTTTATCGAAAATCTGACACAAAATCAATTTGCGTCTATCAATGATTTTTTTGAAACTATGCCCGAAACAAGTTGTGCGGTAAATATAAGATGTAGAAAATGCGACTTTAAAAAAGAAATGAAAGTGAGCGGTGTGGCTGATTTTTTTTCCTAACCTTAAATCATGAATCCCTAATAAGTTTGTATAGGAATAATTTTGCACTAATGCAACACCATAAATATAGTCTGAGTGAGTTGGAAGGTATGATTCCGTGGGAACGCGAAGTCTATTTAAATTTATTGATAAGTTATATAAAAGAAGAAGAACAGAGAAAAGCACAAAATCAATAAAGGACCACGAAATGGCACCGAAAAAATTTGAAGAAAATAGTAAGTATGCACATCTCGACAAGGACGGCGATGGAACAGTAAGTGATGAGGAAATGGCGATGGAAAGACAAATGATAGAATTAGAAGATCTGCGTAGTGATATGGAAAATGAAGATAAAAAACAAGACGCTCAAAGAGCGATGGCTTGGTTTGCTTTATTTGGAATGTTACTATATCCGTTCGCAGTCGTAATTGCAGTACTTATTGGGTTAGACAAGGCCGCCAGTATTCTGGGGGATATGGCACCAACATATTTCGTATCAGTCGCAGCAATCGTTGCTGCGTTCTACGCAAAAGAAGTAATGGGTAAAAAATAAATGGCAGATCTCGCATCAGTAACCGCAACACTGCAAAGAGAAAATGAGGCGGCGCTTGCTGCGTCCTTGGAAAACGCTAGCGCGGCGTTGCAGTCGTCTGGTGCGAGAGCCGCCTTCGACGAATTGACAACTATTTTAGATAGTCAAGAAGAGAGGACTGTCGAAGAATACAAAAAAACCCAACAACGTGTTGCTTCTCTACAAAGGTCTATCAGAAATCTCGAAGGATTGTCGAGGGCGGAAAGTGCAGCACTAAACCAAACTATGAAAGATGCACAGAATAGTATCAATCAAAATTCAAACTTTAAGGCGACTGTTGGAAATGTCGTAAAAGGTGCTGCCAAAGGTGCTACTGGTGCATTGGGGAATTTAATTTCGGGTGCGTTATCCCAAAGTCCGATTCTTGCATTTGGTGCGAGTTTTATCGGTGAAAGAATTTCACAGTTTAAAGAACGCAAGGCAGCACAAAAGGCAGAAGAGGACCAAAGAGTAGAAAGACTTGCCGTTCAAGAACAGACCGAACAAAAAGAAATGCAGGTTCTTAGAGAAAGTATATCAAACGAAGATGCAATTCGGGCGTCAAATAAAACTCAAGAAGAAATTCAACGTGACGCCGCGATGTCGGGGGTGTCCGAACAGGAAATAATAGATCAAGAAAAAGATATTATTATTAGGAAGGCCCAGGCATCGAAAGAGGCAGAAGATGCGGAAATAGCGGCCCGTAAAAATTTAGAAAAGATAGCGGAAAGATATGGAATATCTATATCCGATGAAGAAAATTCACAACCCGCTCCTACACCAAATGACAATATACCCGCTCCTACACCAAATGACAATATACCCGCTCCTACACCAAATGACAATATACCCACACCCACACCAAATGACAATATATCACCGGCCGCAGTTCAAGACATCCCGTCCGCAACAGAAGAAATTGAAAATACGGACGCACAAACTGTTAGAAGAGGGCGGGGCCCGGATCTACAACCAAGAGCACGGCGGGGAACATCCGACAATGAGAATATTTCTACACCGGCGGAGGGTATCACAACCGACACGGCATCCACGCAAGGCGAGTTTGGCACCGATGGAGAGGTGACACAGCTCACAGAAACCCAATTAGAATTTCAACCGTTTCTTGAAAAAATTTATGACGAATTGGTCTGGCAAAGAGAAAATGCAGACAACCCCAATTCGTTAGAAATTGAAGAGGCGAGAGAATTACGCCGTGAAAGAAAAAAGAGACTTGATATCGAATTGGCACAACTCAAGGCAATGCAAGAAGGGGCGCGAGGCGGCGCTGGTGGCGGGGGTGCTGCTGGTGGTGGTGGAAACGAAGGAAGTTTGCTAGACACTATTGGTGATATCGGTGGGGGTATTGCAGCACTTCAAGGATTAAAAGGCGCGTTTAAACTATTTAAGAAAGGGGGGTTCAAGGGTCTAGTAAAAGGAATTCCTGCCCTTCTTGGATTATCGACGGCGTTAAATGTTGTATCAGATGTTACAGATGTTGTACCAGATATTTCTAATACAACGACCACTTCAGGAAATAATCAACAGGGTACAAATAATCAACAGGGTACGGACTCAGGCAGAAGCACCAAAAAATCAAAACTTGGAAGAATGAAGAACTTTTTTTCATCTATGGCAACAAAAATCAATCCTAAAGTCCTAGCAGGAACCGCTGTTGCTGGAGTTGGAGCTGCCGTAGCGGCAAACGAATTTTTGTCCGATGATAGTGTTGACAATCCTGATAAAAATAAGAATATTTCCACGGCCCCAGACGAATTTGACGGCGTTGATAGAAAAACTTCTACAGAACAGAAAAATATGGAGGCTCCAAAAGGTACTGACACCGGAGATCTACAGGCACAAGAAACTACAAGACAAGCCGATTTAGATAAAAAACGTATTGCGGATGCAGAGACAGAAAAATTCAATCGAAAGGATAATGTTGTCGAGTTAGATTCTGCAAAGCCCAAATCTGTTCCGGTTGCCGCCAACGCAAATGTAAAACCCGACACAAACATGCCTACCAAATCCGCAACCAGTTCGCCAAAGGTAAGTGCGAAACCCAGAAGTGGGGGTGGTGGACTTCAAACCGCAAAGGACTTAGTGGGAAAGAAGGCCGCTAGTGCTGCTGCGGCCATATCAAATGTCGTGAAAATTCCAGATGCCGCATCTAGCGTTGTGGAAACAGGCAAGAATATCGCGCAAAAGAAAATGAAAGGTATTTTAGGGAAAAACTTCACTAAGATGGCAACAAAGATGGTGCCCGGCATCGGTATACTTACGGGTCTCGGTTTTACCGCTGGAAGGCTTTGGGATGGAGATTTTCTTGGTGCCGCGGCAGAAGGTGCTGGGGTATTTTTACCTAGCGTATCAGGCGCAGCGCTTGATATTGGTTTAATGGCAAGAGATTCATATAACGACTATTATGGTACAGACGACAACCCCCGGCCGTTAGAGGACGATCTTGCAAATAATCCAGTACAGGCACAGGCCCGCCTCGATGAAATTACTGCAATGGCTAAAGATATGGTTCTGGGGGCGGAGAAACAAGTACAAGACTTCAATGCACAAGAACATAAAAGACAAGTCGCAGAACTCGAAGGAAAAATTGCGGCGGATAAAGAAATTGCAGAAAGCAAAGACTTTGCGTGGTATGAAAGTAACAAACCACGACTGGCGAAAAGACGTATGGCACAGAATGAGAAAAAATTAGAAGAACTGAAGCAAAACAATCCTGCGGCATCGGCATCGCCCGTTCCCGCACAGGCACCTATTCGTCCCGATGCAAATAGCGAAAGTGGATTAAATGCAGACGTTGCAACATCCGCCGCAGCACCTGTTGCAGCTGCAGCAGCCGCAGTACCAATGGCCACCGAAACAGAACAGGATAATGTAAGTTCTGCTGAAACAAATTCTACGGATTTGCCTAGTAACAATATGAAACTAACTGATGGATATACTGTCAAACCACCTTTGGGATGGGTTAACGCAGGTGGCGCAACTACTGCCGACGGAAAAGTTACATATGAGATGTTACAAAATCCCCCAGCTGGATTTAAAGATTCGCTGGCCAGAACGGCAAAAAAGAGACTTGTATTGAAAGCAAAGGCGAATAGTCCCGATCTAGTTGTAGGAATGGGTGGGGGTAGTACGCAAGAACAGTCTGCTCGGAGCCAAACGGCCGCGGCAATGCCTGGCGGAAGGTCTAGTTCTGAGCTGGAAAATGTTAGTGGAAACAGCGACCGACTTTCAAAAAATGAAAATGCAACCCTAATGAACCAAAACGCTCTGGACAAATCTACTGGCAATGGTTCTGGTGGAAACAACGTGGTAATCGCGCCGAAGAATAGCACAATCAACACCGTGAATAATTCTACAACACAATTATCTCAACCCAAACCAACAGTTAGAAATTCTGATCCTAGTTATGAAAAGTTTTCAAGAGGTGTGGGTAGTTTTTAATTCTTATTTTCTAATGTCCATATTGGAAGGTGCATATTGTTCTCCGTTATATGCTGGGTAAGAATTATCTTCTACCCCAGCATTACAACCGAAAATCACTACGGCAAGAAATAGGCACGACCATAGGGTTCCGCGCTTTAACCACAGCATGAATCCATCAAAACCAATTTCTGCTTGCTCTTGGGCCTGGGCCTTTACTTCGCCGCTCAT